AGTCTTTGTGCATAATGTAGCATCAGTATTGATTACACCTTCCTTTGTTTTTAGTATGATTAAGGTATGAAGTGTATTGTTTGCGGCATTACGGATGCTGAAGTCAAATTCACTTATAAATCAAGGCAAATTTGTTGTGGAATATGCTTCATGGAATTACGCTTGATACCCAAACCTCAAATTGCCTGTAAAGAATGTGGCATTTTATTTGACCCGCCATCTAAACGGCAAATATTTTGTACAACTGTTTGCAGGTCAAAGTATCATGCCCGTATTTATAGCGAAAAATGGCATGCTGAACATCCAAAGCAAGATGAGTATGAATATGTTTGTACTCGTTGCAATAGTTCTTTTAAGTTGCCTTATAAACTTTTTGGCGTTGTTCTCAAAAATGGCGTATTTTGTGCTGCATGTAAACCTGTTATGCGGAGGGCTAGTTACCGATTAAAGACGGTTAAGCGTCAGGGTGCTAAAACAGGTATTCGTATTAGTGCTGATGATGTTGCAGAGCGTTTTGGGGCTATCTGTGCTTTATGCAATGAGCCTGTTGATTTGAGTCTGTCAAGAATTTCAAAAATGGGTGCGACTATTGACCATATCATTCCGATTAGCAAAGGCGGGCTTGATGAGTGGGATAATGTGCAGTTGGCTCATTGGATTTGCAATAACCGTAAGGGAAATAAGGTGAGCAATGCCTAATCCGGGTAAAACGCAGCAACAAAAGAATGCTATCGGGGCTAGAGGGGCTAAACCTGTAACTGAGATTGCAATTTATACAGGTGATATCAATGAGCCGCCTCGCCGTTTTGAAGAATCCGGCATGGAGTTATGGAATCAGGCGCATGCTTTGGGTTGGGTTTCAAAAAATAGTGATTTAGTTTTGCTTGCTCTTATTTGTGAACAACTTGACGAACGCGACATTTTGAGGGCTTTTGTTTTGGATAATGTTGAGGCTTGGAGGGAAAGGGCTTCGTTGCGTAAGTTAGAAGAACAAATTTCGGCTAATTTGTCAAAAATGGTTATGACCCCTATTGACAGGCTTAAAGCAGGAGTTCAAGAGGTTAAGCGTCAGTCTAAGTTGGAGGCGTTGCTTGCGAAGCGTAGCGAGTAGTTGGCCTCCTCATTGGCTCACTCCGGTATCCGATGAGTCTTTGAGTCGGTCTGCGGGTGATGAGGTTTCGGAATTTATTAACACTTTTGGTGTTGTGACTAAAGATACTGTTGCGGGTCGTGCGGGTTCGCCTTTGAGTTTGCGGTCTTGGCAGGTTGAGTTGTTGCGTCATGCTTTTGCCCGTAATGAGAAGGGTTTTGAGCATAAGGTTTCGCTTGTTGGTGTGCCTCGTAAGAATGGTAAGTCGGCTCTTGCTTCGGGTGTTGCATTGTGGTCGTTGCTTGCGGGTGCTAGGGGTGGCGAGATTTATTCGTGTGCTGCCGATAAAGACCAAGCGCGTATCGTGTTCCGGGACGCGAAGATGATGTTGGAGGCCGAGCCGGAACTGTTGGAGTTAACGAAGGTTTATAAGGATGCTATTGAAGTTCCGTCAACGGGAAGTGTTTACCGCGTTCTTTCGGCTGAAGCGTTCAGTAAGGAAGGTCTTTCGCCTACTCTAGTTTTGTTTGACGAGTTGCATGCTCAACCTAATCGTGAATTGTTTGATGTTATGTCGCTTGCGGGTGGTGCGCGTGGCGGTATTTCGGCAGGTATTTTCGCTATTACTACGGCGGGTGTGCGTGTTGATTCGACTGGACAGGATTCGATTGCCTATAACTTGTATCAGTATGGGCAGAAGGTGGCTCGTGGCGAGATTGTTGACCCTAGTTTCTTTATGGCTTGGTGGGAGGCCGCTTCGGATGCTGACCATCGCCTTGAAACGACTTGGGAGTATGCGAATCCGGGTTTCGGTGACATTTGTGATGCGGATGATTTTGTTTCTGCTGTTCGCCGCACTCCTGAACCAGAGTTTCGCACTAAACGCTGTAATCAATGGGTTTCGTCTGCTACTTCGTGGCTTCCGACAGGTTCTTGGGACGGTTTGGCTGTTGATAGGCCGCTTACGGACGATGATGAAGTCATTTTGGGTTTTGACGGCTCTTTTAACGGTGACACTACAGTAATTGTTGGTACTACTATCCCTAAAAGTGAGGAAGAACTGCCTCACATTTTCTTGGTGAAGGCGTGGGAAAAAGATGATTCTTCTTCTGATGATTGGCGAGTTAATATTCAGGATGTTGAGGCAACTATTGCAGAATTTTGTCGCACTCATCGCGTCCGTGAAGTTGCTTGTGACCCGTATCGTTGGCAACGGTCTATGGAAGTATTGGCTGACAGCGGCATTCCTATTGTTGAGTATCCCTCTACTTCCGCCCGGCGCATGGTGACTGCTTGCGCCAAATTTTATGATTATGTAGCCGAAAAACGGCTTACACATGACGGAAACCCGCTTCTAGCGCGCCATTTGTCTAACGCAATGGTAAAAACCGATAATCTCGGTGTGCGTATCGTTAAAGAGAACCGTTCTTCGCTTAGGCGCATTGACGCAGCCGTTGCAGCAGTAATCGGCTTCGATAGAGCAGTGAGTAGTAAACTTGAAGAAGAACTTACACCAGAGTTTTTCTCTTTTTAGGCGGATTTTATGGCTACGCTCCTTCAAATTGCTGGAATTGTTGTAATTAGTCTTGGTTTGGGGCTGATTTGGCTGCCTCTAGGCGTTATTGCGCTCGGTATTGGTGGCGTTCTGTTCGGGTTGGCGTTGGAAAGAAGTGTAAATGCTTAATCGCCTAGTTTCTGGCGGGGAAAACCGCGCTATTTCGTTCCAGTCCATTTGGGGTGCTGGTGATTCGCTTGCTTGGCAGTCAAATTCGGGCGCGAATGTCACTCCGGATTCCTCGCTAACCATTGCAGCGTTCTATGGCGGTGTTTCGCTTATCTCCAACGCCATTGCGACCCTCCCTATGGATTGCTATATCCGTAAGAACGGTCAGCGCGTTGCTTTCCGTCCAAAGCCTGAATGGGTTATTAAGCCCGACCTTGACATTGCTTCGACTGCTCATTGGCAGCAGGTCGTTATCAGCATTCTTATTTGGGGCAACTCGTACACTCGCGTTTTCCGTGACCGTAACGGCGATGTAGTGAACCTAATTGCCCTTGACCCAACCCTTGTTGATGTTGTGCGTGGCAAGAATGGCCGCAAAATCTTCAAATATCAGGGTGAGGAAGGTAAGCCGCTCACTTCTAGCGAGATTATTCACATCACCGACATGCTTATGCCGGGAGCGTTAAAGGGCAAGGGTCGTGTTGAGGCTCTGAAGGAAAACTTTGGCCTTGCTGTCGCTCTAGAGTCTTTCGCAGCCCGTTTCTTCGGTGGAGGCATTCAGACTTCCGGAATCATTGAATATCCGGGCAATCTGAACAAGGAACAGGCGAAACTGCTTGTTGAAGGCTTCGATTCGCGTCACCGCGGTTACCGCAATGCCCACAAGACGGGAGTTCTGTCCGGTGGTGCAAAGTATGTGCAGACTTCAACCCCGAACGACTCTAACCAGTTCCTGCAGTCCCGCGAATATGCTGTCCTTGATGTTTGCCGTGTGCTTCAGATTCCGCCACACATGCTTGGCATCACTAATGGTTCTCAGGCTCGCGCTTCGGTCGAACAGTTGGCTATTGACTTCACTACTCACGCTCTACGCCCTATCGTAGAGAAGATTGAACGAGCCTACTCTGACCTGCTCCCTAATCAGGCTTTCATCAAGTTCAACCTTGACGCTCTTATTCGCGCTGACTTCCTGACTCGTATGCAGGGATACAACATTGCTACGCTTGGCGGTTGGAAGTCTATTAACGATGTTCGCCGTCTAGAGGATGATGCACCTGTTGAGGGTGGCGACCAGTATCGTGTACCGCTAACAAATGTTGATGTTCACGCTTCCGACCTTGTTGCAGAGCAAATGAAGGTGGACATGATTCAGAAACTTGTTGCTTCCGGTTATGACCCTGAGAGTGTTGCAAAGATTATTGGGCTTTCCCCGATTCCTGATGCTGCTACAGTAACCGGAGGCCAGTAATGCCTATTCATGGCGGAACTTTCAGCGTAGGAACTACCGCTGTACAGGTTGACGGCAACTTCAACGGCTGGTCGCATATTCACATCCGCAACAACGACACCACTAAGACGCTGTTTATCGGTAATAGCAATGTCACTTTTGGTAATGGATTGCTTCTAGACAAACTTGCAACAATTGACTTCGATATTCCACCCGGTGACTCATTCTTCATGGTGACCGATTCCGGCACTTGTCAGGTTTCTTGGCTAAGAATTGACCACTAATGCCATATTTCATCAGCAATCACACTTCATGCCCTAAATGGGCTACCGTCAAGCACGACAACTCGGTTATCGCTTGCCACAACACTCGCAAGGACGCTATCGCACACATGGTCGCGTTGAGTCTTGCAGAGAAGATTCAACCGGGAGGCGAATTGAAGCGCGCATCCGGTGTGAATCGCGTATTGATTTGTGACATTGATGACACGATTATCCACAACAACCGCATTATTGCTGATGTTGTCGAATGGGTTGATACCCGCGAAATGGGTATCCTCCTAGTTACGGGAAGGCTTGAAAAAGATAGAGCCTTTACTGAACAACAGTTGAGTAAACTAGGAATAGATTACGACCAACTGATAATGAACAATTTGGGTTCGACTTCTAGGAGCATCGAATTCAAGAAAGCAACAGCCGAGAGGTTGTTGAAACTTTATGATGTGGTGTATGCCGTGGATAACGATGGTGGGGCGCGCAAAGCCTACGCCTCGCTCGGTATTGAAGCCATTAACCCTGCACGACTACCAGTAAGCCGAGATATGACTATCACTAACTCGCCAAATATGGCTTCCCCAACTAAGCAAGAACTTTCGCTTCGCCTAGCCGACCTCCTTGGTGATGTTGTCACTTTCAAGTTCATGGCTCACGGCTTCCATTGGAATGTTCGCGGAGTGAATTTCGCACAGTATCACGAGTTCTTTGGCGAGATTTACGAAGATGTTGATGGCTCTATTGACCCGATTGCTGAGAGTATCCGCAAAATCGGTTTCGATGCTCCGTTCCGTCTGCAGGACTTCATTGAGTCGAACCCTGAGAACGAGCCGACTAACTCTAGCGACCCTGTAGAGATGGCTCGCAGCCTTTACATTGCTAATCAGGATGTCCTTGAGTGTATAGTTCATGCCCTTTCGGTTGCTGATGAACTTGAGGAGCAGGGAATCGTTAACTTCCTTGCAGAGCGTCAGGACATGCACAGCAAGTGGGAATGGCAGTTGCGTAGCATTGTTGGCGATGACTGGGCTAAGGCTTACGCCATTGATGTGACTGCTATCGCTGAAGGTGCTACTACTGGTGAAGGCGATGAGGGCGTTCCTCAGCCTCAGCCTGTGAACCCTCCTGCAAGCAGCCCTTCCGATTACACTAACCCGGATGGCACTCCTGTAGTGCAGCAGAACTCTCTCCGCGACAAGTGGGTTGTAGCAGCCGAGCGTATCGCCTTGCGTTTCGACCCTATTAGCGACACTCCGCTACCTGAGGAACGCGACAACAAGATTGAAACCCGAGTATCTAAGGGTGATATTGAACTGCGCGAGGTGCAGGGAAGCAACGGCATGACTTTTGAAGGGTATGCTGCTGTTTTCAATAGCCCTTCGCAACCTATCGGTGGGCAGTTTACCGAGTATGTGCAGCCGGGTGCTTTTAAGCGTAGCCTGCAGGCTCGTAATGACATTAAACTGCTGTGGAATCACGACACCGGACAGGTTCTTGGTAGCACCCGCGCAGGTACTTTGACTCTTGTTGAGGATTCAGTCGGCCTCAAGGCTATCGCTCAGTTGCCTGATACTCAGTTGGGTCGCGATACTTCCGTCCTGCTGAAGCGTGGCGATGTAGCAAACATGTCGTTCGGTTTTAGCGTTCCTGCTAAGGGCGATTCGTGGAGCGAGGACGGTTCGGTTCGTCACCTGAACTCGGTTCGCCTGCATGAAGTTTCGATTGTTTCATTCCCTGCCTATACTGCAACTACTGCTTCGGTTCGCAGCATTGACCAGAACTTGCTCGCTGATTCGCTTTTCAAGTTGGAGGCTGGCGAAAACTTGAATGAGGCTGAGGCTTTGCTAGTGAAGAAGGTTGTAGATAAACTTTCCGAAAGCGTTTCCGAAGCACCTTCTCTGCTGCTAGATTTGAAGCAGAAGAAACTTGACCTACTTTTGAAAAGGATTTGACAATGGCTACCTCTGCTGAGATACTAAATGCTGTCAAGATTGTTCGGGAAGCCGCTTCTGACCCTGTAGTGGGTTCAGTTAAGGAGTTTCTGGACGGCCTTGAGAACAGTCAGGCTGCTCCTGTAGTTGCACCGACTGTTGCTGCTTCCACTACGCCCAATGAAGTGCGTGTTGTGGATGTAAAGGAAACCCGCTGATTTCCCTCATTGTTTAGCGGTTTCTAGCCCTCGCAGGTCTGCCTTTCGGCCTGCGGGGGCATCTTTTTTGCATAATACCCTCTAGACTTAAATAAGTAGTGTTGCGTTAGCGCGAACTATAGCCTAATCAGCGTCAACGCGGTAGGTGCAGTTAATACATTTACTTACATTAAGGAAACCAAATGTCTGAATACATGAAGGCACAGGTTGAGGAGCGTCAGAAACTCTGGCACGAGGCTAAGGCTGTTATTGAAACTGCTGAGGCTGAGGGTCGTTCGCTTTCTGGCGAGGAGGAGCAGAAGTTCCAGAACCTCAACGCCGAGATTGACAAGCGCGCCGCTTTTATTGAAGATGCACGCAAACTGATTGAGCGCGAAGAGCGTTTCGCCGCTACCGCAGAGAAGTTCGTACAGCCTGTTGCTGGCGTTCGCACCATCAATGACGAGATTCGTGCGCTTGCTAACGGTGAGAAGCGTGGACTAGAGTTCGGTTACGAGAACCGCGCCCTTGCCCCTGCAACTACTGGTGCGCCAATCCCAACTTCGTTCTACAACGAAATCATCATGAAGGCTCAGTTTGTTGGCCCGATGCTTTCGACTTCGAAGATGATTCGCACCACTTCGGGTGAGCCACTACAGATTCCTTCGGTAGCAACTTACTCGACTGGTACTCTGACCGCTGCTGGTTCGGTTCTTCCTGACACCGACCCAACCCTCAACGCTTTCAAGACCCTTCAGGCTTGGAAGTTCGGTGGACTGGTTCGTGTTGCTCGTGAACTCATTGAGGACTCGGGTGTTGACCTGCAGGGCTTCCTCAGCGAGCAGATTGGTATTGGAATGGGTCAGACCATCAATGCCGCTCTAACCAACGGTACTGGTACTACTCAGCCAACTGGTCTTGCAACTGTCGCTTCGGCTGGTGTAACTGGTGGAACTGGTGTTTCGGGTGCATTCACCGCTGACAACATGATTGACCTCGTATTCAGCCTTGACTCTGTTGCTCGCCGCGCTCCGGGTGCAGGCTTCCAGATGAGCCGTCAGGCAATCGCTAACGCTCGTAAGTTGAAGGACGGTTACGGCCGCTTCATCTTTGAGCCAAGCGTTTCGGCTGACAAGCAGGACTTGCTCCTCGGCTACAACATCTACGAGAACCCTGACCTTGCTGTTCCTGCAACTGGTGCAGCATCGGTACTGTTCGGTGACCTCGGCTCGTACTTCGTTCGCGAGGTTGGCGGAATCCGTCTGGACACTTCTAGCGACTTCGCTTTCGCTAACGACCAGATTGTATTCCGTTGGACTTGGCGTGGAGATGGCAACCTGATTCAGACCAGCCATGTGAAGAAGTTCTCAGGTGGCGCTAGTTAATAACTAGCCCCCGGTAATAGACGGAAACCCCGCAGAGTGCGTAGGCTCTGCGGGGTTTCTTTATGCCCAAGAAAAAGGAGTATGAATGGACTTTTATGTTTACATTCAGTAGTCTATAACTACTTTGAGTGAAAGGTCAATAATGCCTAAAGGCACAATTTCTTGGTTTAGTAACAGTCCTTACGCGCCTACAGGGTATGGCGTTCAGACTGCACAGGTTTTGAAGCGACTTATCCGTGACGGTTATGATGTCGCAATGTTGAGTAACTTTGGACGCGAGGGTGTCCGTGGTGAAGTGAATGTGGGCGGGAAGATGATTCCTGAATATGCGCGCGGTGCTGAATTGTATTCGCAGGATGTCACCCCTATGAATCACATGCATCACGCTATGCAGTATCCGGGTCAGAAGCATTTGCTGATTTCGTTGTATGACCAATGGATTATGAAGGGCGAGAAGTATGACACTATTCCTATTCTTGCTTGGACTCCTATTGACCACATGCCTTGTCCTCCTATGGTTTTGGATTGGGTGTCGAAACCTAATGTGCATCCGTTGGCTATGAGCCGTTTTGGTCAGCAGATGATGGCCGATAAGGGTGTTGAGTCCACTTACATTCCTCACGCTATTGAGAAGGTGTTTCGTCCGACGAATATGGTTGAGGGTGTCAATAACCGTACTTATATGGGTGTGGATAAGGATGCTTTTGTTGTGGGTATGAACGCCGCTAATAAGGCTTCTGGTTTGGTTCACCGTAAAGCGTTTGCTGAGAACCTTTTAGCGTTTAGTCTGTTTGCTAAGGATAAGCCTGACGCGAAGATTTATTTGCATACTGATGTGTATGGGGCTTTTGGTGGCTGGAAGTTGGCTGCTTTGGCTGAGGCTGTTGGCTTGAAGGCAGAGCAGGTTATTTTCGCTGACCCGGTAGCGTATCGTGACGGTTTGCCTCAGTCGGCTCTAGCGGGCTTGTACACGGCTATGGATGTGTATTTGGGTACTTCGTATGGTGAGGGTTTTGGTGTTGGCACTATTGAGGCGCAGGCGTGTGGCACTCCGGTGATTGTGTCTAACTTTGCTGCTTCGCCTGAACTTGTTGAGGATGGCTGGATTGTGGAGGGTCAGCCTCTATACGATGCGGCTCAGTTGTCTTGGTTTAATGTGCCTAATATTCCATCTATTGTTGCTGCGCTTGAGTCCGCTTATGAGCGGCCTCGTGAGCGGTCTGAGAAGGCTATTGAGGGTATGGCTCAGTATGATGCTGATTTCGTCTATAAGACCCATTGGAAGCCTGTTTTGGAGAAGTTGCTCTAATGAAACTTGAAGGATATGCTCTAGCAGGCAAAAGTCAATCTCGCGAACGCGTTGAATATGATTTTTATGCCACTAATCCTGTTGCGTTGGATATGTTATTTGCGATTGAAAGTTTTGGTGCAGGAGATTATCTTGAACCTTCTGCTGGTCAAGGTCATATAAGTAATCGAATTGTTGAACTTGTACCCGATGCTAATGTGTCTAATTTAGACATTGTTGACCGCGGATTACCAAATGTGATTGTTGCAGATTTTTTGGATTATTCAACAAATAATAAATACGATTACATTATTACCAATCCTCCGTATTCTTTGGGTAAAGAATTTGTAGAAAAAGGAATGAGTTTGCTTGCGCCAAAAGGCAAAATGGCTTTATTTCTTAAAATACAATTTTTAGAAGGCGAAAAGCGTAAAAACTTATTTAAAAAATACCCGCCCAAATATATTTATGTATTTACAAAACGAATGGCTACTTTCAACAACGGTAATGAACTTGATGAAACAGGTAGAAAATGGGCTACTACAATGTGCCATGCTTGGTTTGTTTGGGAAAAGGATTTTGACGGTGAACCTATTGTGAGATGGCTATGATTCCCGTAATCGGTTTCGCTACGCTTCGAAGGTTTGACCTTGCTGACCGTCTGCTTGCTTCTATTGACTATCCTGTGGAGCATTTGGTTATTGTTGATAATTCGGGGACTGGTACATGGAATCCTGTCAAACCCGATTTTGTGGTTAACATGTGGATTCTGCGTGTACCTTTCGGTGTGGGTCTTGTTGGGGCATGGAATCTTGTCATTAAATCAACACCTTATGCACCTTATTGGGTTTTGATTAACGATGATGCTTGGTTTGAGCCGGGAGCGTTGAAGAAGATTGAGGAGAATGTTGATACTGATGCCCTCAATTTTGTTGATTGTGAACCTAAGTGGAGTGCGCCGATTTTCGGTGAGGGCATGATTGCTCGTATTGGCTTGTATGACGAACGCTTTTATCCGTTGTATTTCGATGACAATGACATGGAACGCCGCGTGAATCACTATAGAGTGCCTATCAACTATATTGACGCTAAGGTTCATCACGAAAACTCAAGCACTTTGAATAGTGGTTTTCACGAGAAGAATAGCAAGTCTTATTCGGCTAATAGTATTTTGTATGCGCGTAAGGGTGCAGCCTCTGATTTCACTTCGGGGCATTGGGATTTGATGATTAGAAGGGCAAACCGATGGGACTAACTGTATATTCTGGTGGGACGTTCGACCTCCTACATTTTGGGCATATAGAACTGCTCAAACGGTGTAAGGAGATTGCTGGCGATGGCCGAGTCGTTGTCAGCCTTAACACGGACGAGTTCATTGCCGACTATAAAGGTAAATCGCCTGTAATGAGTTATGACGAGCGTAAGGCTGTCCTACTTGCTTGCCGTTATGTGGACGATGTTATTCCCAACATGGGTGGCGCTGATAGCCGTATCGCTATTGAATACGCACAACCGGACATGATTGTTATTGGTTCGGATTGGGCAAGACGCGACTACTACGACCAAATGAACTTCACTCAGGCTTGGCTGGACGAACGAGGTATCGGCCTCTGCTACATTCCATACACTCAGGGCATCTCTAGCACAGAAATTAAGAAGCGAATGCGCTGGGAGTAGGATTATAGTATGGTTCTTTCAAATGTTTACGCTTCTGTCGCGCAAGTTAAAGCAAGCCTGCGTATAACCGACAGCATGGACGATACGCTGATTGAAACTGCGCTTTCGTCTGCAAGTCGTTTGATTGACGGATACTGCAACCGCGTGTTCTACAACATGGGAACACAATCACGCTATTTCGCGGCAAGTGACCCTTATTTCTGCCCCATTGACGACTGCATCTCCGTCACTCAGGTTGCGACTGCTGTAACAAGCAACGGTAACTACGACACTATTTGGGGAAACCCTGATGTCGGTCAACACAACGGCGACTATCAGACCGAACCGTTGAACGCTGCTTATCCTACTGACGGTATCATTTCGCCTATTACTGGTATTCGTGCGCTATGGCGTTACCTGTTCCCGACTATTGGCGGTAATGCGCTCGTTAAGGTGACTGGTACTTGGGGTTGGGACACTATCCCTGACCCTGTTATTCAAGCATGTATCTTGCAGGCTGCTCGCATCTATAAGCGCAACGATTCGCCTACAGGTGTCATGGGTTTCGGTGACATGGGTGTTATGCGTGTTTCTAACCAACTTGACCCTGATGTGAAGGCTCTCCTTGAGGGTTACCGTAGAGTTTCGGTGGGCGTATGATTCAGGAAACCCGTCAGGCTATCGCTACTGCTTTAGGTCGAATCAACGGCCTGCGCACTAGCGCGACTGTCCCTGACAATCCAAACATTCCTATGGCTTGGGTTGAACCTTCCGGCATCACTTACGATACGACTTTCGGTCGCGGCATGAACGAATACGATTACGACATTACGGTCGTTGTAGGTCGCATGGCTGACATTATCGGTTCACAAGTCGCTCTAGACGCGTACGCTGACCCTAGCAACGCTAAAAGCGTGAAACGAGCGGTAGAATTGGATAGGACACTAGGTGGTCTTGTTCAGGATTGCCGAGTGACTGGTCTGACTTCTTATGGTCAAACCTCATTTGGTGATGCAACATACTTGGCGGCAGTCTTTGCAGTCAAGGTTTACTCATAAAGGAGAATCATTGTGGCAAAGTTTGTCGCTACTGATTACAAGATTACCCTGAATGCGACTGACCTTTCTCAGTCAATTCACGCGGCAACTCTTGACATTTCAGCAAACGAAGTAGAGTCCACTACTTTTGGAAACACCTACAAGACTGTTGCCGGAGGTATTCTCTCTGGTTCGGTTAAGTTGGACTTCTATCAGGACTTCGCAGCAGGTTCGGTTGATGCTACTATCTGGCCTCTAATGAACACTATTGCGACCGTAACCATCGTGCCTACTTCGGCATCGGTTTCGGCTACCAACCCGAAGTACACCGCAACCGTTCTGATTAACGCTTACCAGCCAATTAACTCCAACATTGGTGACCTTGCTGGTTTCAGCGTTACTTGGCCTACTACTGGTACTGTTGTTCGCGGTACTGTCTAATAAAGGAAACTAAATGCGAATTATCCTACGCGCTGAGTTCGTTGATGGCACTAGCAAGGAAATTACTGCTAACGCTGCCGATTTGGTTGCTTTTGAAACTGAATATGATTTGAGTGTTTCGGCTCTTTCTAAAGACCCTAAGGTGACTCACCTGCTATGGCTTGCATGGCATAGCGAGAACCGCCGTAAGGAAACTAAGTTGGAGTTTACTGACTGGCTTGACTTGGTTGAGTCGGTTGGTGGTAGCGAGTCCGACCCAAAATAAAAGGCTTGGGGGAAACTTCCGCTCATTGGACAATCGCTATGATTGCTTGTGAAACTGGGATTAGCCCTCGGGAACTTTTAGAGTTGGATGACCGTTGGATTTATACGCTTGAACGGTATGTTCGGTTTGAGATGCGCGGGCGAGGTTTTGCTTAGTTCGCTTCTTAGAGAAGCCCCCCGGAAACGGGGGGTTTTCTCATTGTTAGACTTGTTTTATGGCTACTACTAAAGCGTATATCAGTATTACTGACGCTAATTACTTGTTCAAGGAGTTGAAGAAGTTAGAGCCTGCTATTTATAAGGATTTGAAGGCGAATATTCGTTCGGATGTTCAGCCTATGCAGAAGGCTGTTAAGCAGGGCATTCCGGGTAGTGCGCCGTTGAGGGGTATTGCGGCTAATAGGATTGGTCGTCTGCGTTGGGGTGAGGGTAAACCTGCTAAGAGCGTTTTGATTAGTCAAAAGAGTCCGCGTAAGCCTCGTAGTAATGGTAAGCCTGTTGCGGCATTTGTGGCTTTGCGTGTTGGTTCTGCTGCTACCGTGTTGACGGATATGGCGGGTGCGAGCCGTAAATACATTGGAAAACGACCTTTTGCTAAAGGTAATGGTAATTATTCTGCTGTTGTTCCTTCGGGTAAATATAAAGGACAAATGGGTTATCGTTACACTTATCGTAATGGTGTTGTTGCGGGTCGTATTCACGCTAATACTGGCGCACAGGGTCGTGGTTTGATTCGCGGTTTGGATGCTCGTGGCGGTACGGCTTCCCGTTGGGTTTGGAAGAATGCTGAGAAAGAACTTCCGGCTGTAGTTAATAATGTGCAGGAAACGATGAATAAAACTATGGCTGATATGAATAGGATTTGGAGCGCATAATGGCCGGTAAAGAAGTACGCGTACCGATTATCACGGTTCTTGACGATAAGGGTTTAAAAAATGCTGAGAATGCTCTAAGTTCTTTAACGGGCAAGATTCAAACTTTTGCCCGTGTCGCTGCTGCATCTTATGTCGTTAGTAAGGCTACTGATTTTGTGCAATCTAGCGTTGATGCTGCTATGCAGTTGCAACGCAATATGCAGGGCGTTAAAACCATCTTTGGTGACTCAACTAAAAATGTTTTAAATTTTATTTCCGCTTCTGAACAATTGGGTATGAGTCATGCCCAAGCCGCTAAATCTGTGGCATTTCTTGGTTCTGTGTTTAAGCAGACTGGCATGCCTATGCAGGATGTTATTGGTCACACTCAGCAAATGGTTTCGCTGGGTGCTGACTTGGCTGCTACTTATGGATTTAGCGTTGAAGAAGCATTGACTGCTATGACCGCTACTTTCCGTGGCGAGTATGACCAGATTGAAAAGTTCGGTGTTGCCATGAAGCAGCAGCAGGTTAATGCCGAGTTGGCTGCTCGTGGCTTAAAGGGCTTGACTGGTTCTAAGTTGATTGCGGCACAGCAGGAAGTTCGTTTTCAAATGCTTTTGCAGCGAACTGCTGATGCTCAAGGTGCGTTTGCTCGTTCATCTGGAAATTTGTTTCAACAGCAAGAAATTTTGAAAGCAAAGTTTGAGGATATTCAGGCTACGCTAGGCGGCCGTTTGCTGCCTGTAATGGTTAAGGCTGTTCAAACAATTAGCCCTCTCCTTGATGAATTGATGCCTAAAATTGTAAAGGTTTTTGATTCTATTGGAACTGTTATGGGAGTCATCATTCCGTACATTCCCAAATTTGCTCAAACTGTTGCTGACATGATGGGAATGTTAGGGGATTTTACAGTTTCCATTAATGGTTGGTTTAAGGGTCTTGTTGGCGGATTGCTTTCTGCCATTCCCGGCATTTTGGCTTTCATTCTTGCCTTCAAGGGTGTGCGTGCAATTATTGGTTTGATTCCTATTTTGGAAGGTCTAATAGTTCAATTTGTCGGCCTTAA